ATTTTATGAAAGATAATAATCGTATAGTATTTTTGAAAGAACCTGTAGATATATGGGAAACAATCAAAGACTCAAAAACTGGTGAGAACATATTACAAAAATTCTATAATAATCAAAACAAATATGCGTTTCCATTTCAAGTTATGGCTTATGCGTCCAGACTTTCTATGATACGTAATACTATAAAAAACAGTACAGACATCGATATTATTATTTGTGAACGTTCATTAGCAGCGGATAAACATATTTTTGCAAAAATGTTATATGATGATGGTAAAATAGATGATATCAATTATCAAATATACAACAGATTTTATAATATGTTCGAAGATGAATTCAAATTAGATGGAATTGTTTATATTGATGCCGATGCGGAAATTTGTAGTGAACGAATCAATAAAAGATCTCGCAAAGGTGAAAGTAATATATCTTTGGAATATTTACAAAAATGCAAATCATATCATCATGAATGGCTAACAAATACAAAAACCAACGTATTAAATATCAATGCAAATGTGAACGTTACATATAATATTAGTGATCCGAACGATTTGGGTAGTGAATGGTTATATAAAATTCGAAATTTTATAAGTATTTTGACACCGAGTAAAAAAAAACCATGCGCTCTATCATGGTCTTGAAGTTCACTAATATGCAGTTGATACTTTTTATATATTATGTATTACACCTTTTCTCATTTAAACTGCCGATTTTCACGGAATAAAAAACTAAAAATATAAAAACTAATTATTATGTTTATTATATGTTTTACGATTATTTTTTATGTATTTTTTAGTTTTTTTAAATTTAGAATTACCACCTTCTTTTGATTGTTTAGAATTTGATTGTTTAGAATTATGACTTTTACTTAAAATATAACTCAATTCATATTTTGACAATAATGATATAAATTCATGTTCAGTTAATCCATAATAACCTCCTTGTCTACTATCATAAATTATTTTTATTTCTTCTTCATTATTATCAAAAATTAGTAAAACAAAATTTGCAGAATTATTTATATCTCCACAAGTTTCTTTGTCAGGTTTTTTCAATCTCATACATTTATTTCTCATTTTTACTAATGTTTTTTCTATACCAGTAGTAATTTTTTTAAAGTTTCTTTCACTAATATCAGGTAATCTAGGAGCTGGTTTTTCATAATTTGAATCTATGAAAGCTTTCATACTTTTATTTGCTCTTGATTTATTTCTTATAATTAAATTATTTAAATTTGTAATAGAATAAGCAAAAATAAAATTATATTCATTTAAATTTGTATTTGCAAATATTATATTTAAATAATCCAGTGGTATTTTTTTACCAGTGGTTTCTATAAGAATATTATCTTTATTTTTAATTACATTTTGTAAATCAATATTAAAATAATATTTACAACCTTTAATTGTTTTAGTATCAAAACAAGGACCTTTTTCTCTTATTTCAAAATATGAATCAGTAAATTCTTTTAATAATTCTTTGCTAGGTTTTTCTAAATCACATTTATTTGATTCTTTATTATTGCAATCAAATTCTTCTATTATTTTTATTATTTTTTCTTTATAAAATTCACTATTTTCAACATAATCATCTATTAATAGTGATTTAAAATCTAAATATTCTTTTATATATTTCATTTTTTCATCATCATCATCAAATTTTTTTGGATAAGTATCAGGTAATACATTCCAAAAAAGAATTTTTATTATTTTGTTTAATAATCTAGATTTACCTGAACCAGTTGGACCACTAGTAAAAATTATTGTTTTTTTTTTAATATCAAAAGGTCTTCTTTCAACTGGTAATGTTTTATTTTTTGTATTTTGGTTTGACATTATATATATTACTAAATATTTAGTAATTATAATAAATAAATAATGAATAAAAAAATTGAATATTTATTTTTTATTTGTAAATCTCATAAACTTATATAATGAAATCGTTAATTGAATTCTTGTTGTACACCGTATTAGCTATATTATTTTATCGTAATTTTTATCCAAAACAAAAATATAATATTATAGATAAAATAACTTATATTAATAGTTATAATAATAGTTTGAATGAATTTAATAAAAATGAAAATTTATATTATCAAAAGTGTAATAAAAATGATTATACACAACGTATAATAAACTATGACAATAGTATGTATAAAGGACAAGTATTTTATGGAATAAAACATGGATGTGGTATTGAAACTTATAATGATAAAAAATTAAATGAAATTAAATATGAAGGAATTTGGGAAAATAATACAGAAAATGGATTTGGTATTTTATATAAAAAAAATATAACTATTTCGGGTAATAAAAAAAACAATAAATACGATGGTTTAATAAAATTCCAAAGTGATTCATTTTCAAAAATTTTTATAAAAAGAATTGACTGCATATTTGTGGATGGAATACAAAAATACTGCTTTGTTATATTATGAATAATGAATATAATTATATCCAGAATATTATATATAGAAAAACAAAAGTTTAATATAATGAAAATACTGTTATAACATAGATAATAAATATAATTATAGTAGTTTTTTTATTTCGATAATTATATATGTCTATAAAAACACCTGTTCGAGCAGTTGCATGTTTTATTGCTAAAAAAATAAATGGTCTTGTTTATTTCACAGAAGATCTGAAAAACGATACTGTTATTATTGATATTCACGTGGAAGGATTGAAAAAGAATGGAAAACATGGATTTCATGTACACGAATGTGGTGATATGAGTGAACAATGTGAAAGTATGTGTGCACATTTCAATCCATATGGGAAAAAACATGGTTGTCCTGGTTCACGAGAACGCCATGTAGGTGATTTAGGAAATTTAGTAACCAATACAATTGGTATTGCACATTATCGAATGGTGGATGATATGATAAAACTACGTGGAACAAAAGCAAATATTATTGGTCGTGGACTTATTATTCATGCTGATGAAGATGATTGTGGTTTAGGTGGCCATGATGATAGTTTGACAACTGGACATGCTGGAAAACGCATTGCTTGTGCAGTTATAGGTTATGCAAAAAATTGAACTATTTTTTATAGTGATTTTTGTCTGCATCTATAATACGAAAATGTACTGCTGCATTGAATTTGCTTTTTATTTACTACTTGCCTTAATTTGGTTTTATACAGGTTCGGTTTTATTTAGAAAAGATCCGATTATCAAGAAACTGAAAATAGACAATGATTTACTGACAAAATATAATAATGTTTTGAATGAATATTATTATAATGAATGTTCTTATAAAAATATTCATACTTATGAGAATCTTTGGATAAACAACAATAAAAATGGGTTCAATGTTATACATAACAACAATATTACAATATCTGGTTTCAAAAAAGACAATTTATTTGATGGATTGGTGAGAATTGATGGAATGTTGTTGAATAATAATGAATTGAAAAATATCGATTGTATATATGAAAATGGGATACAAAAATCATGTTTTGTCATTAATAAAAAAAATCGTATTGTCTTTGTTGTTCCTGAACAAGTAGTTGTAGTTTTATAATTATATTCAAAAAATTCAAAAAGATAAAAATAAGGACTGAAACAAACAAAATATCAATTAAATTTCACAATAATTTTAACAGTCTCTTTTTTTATGCATTTACATGCACTCACTGAAAGTTCTTCACGCTTTTTACGTGTTTTTGTATTATTATTATTGGTGGTGGTTGTGTTTTCATCAACGGGGTCAATACTTTCATCCGACTCACCATCTGTGCTATTTGGACTACGCCTTTTTGAAGTGGTATTACGACTATTCATGTCGCGTTCGATATCATCATAGTTTTGTTCGATGTACTCGATGATATTATTCTCGATCGCCCATTTAAAAAAGTTCAGTTGTCCTATTGTGGTTTCAATATATTTTTCATCATCATAAGGAATACTAATACGTTCCCAACGACAAAATGGATCGAATTTGCGCTTACTATATGCTTTGAGTTTCAGTTTATAGTCATTATAGACTTTGAATCTGATCTTGTCTTGGACGGTACCACGTTGGGTATGTAAATCGTAGACAGTATAGTATTTTTTTGCGAAATTTGTTACAAACCAGTCGACGATACGTAATGATATTTTGGTTTCGCCATTGATTATAGACATCATTTTATTGAGGGTTGCGTGGTTGTTGTAAAAATCCATGAGATTTTTCATTAATAAATCGTTTTGTGTATTGAGATTCGATGCACAATATAATGACATTTTGGGATTGATTTATTTTATATAGACTAGTATGTTTGTTTTGTTTATGCGGTTTTTTCGTAAAATATATATTATTAGGATTTTACGAAATACATTGTAATTTACTACCTAGACTCCTATAACTTTATATTGTTTTCAGTTGAAATTGTTTTTCAGAAAGCAAGTGCATTAATATAATTATTTGCTCTCTTCCGATGGAAAGTAAGTTTTAGTGCATATTACATTGAAAAAACATGTTATTTTTATAACTTTTTGCTTATTGATTATATAAATATAAGCAAATTATTATTTATTAATATAAAAATCGCTATTTTATATTAATTTTTTATTGTTTTTTAGTTATTTTTAGTTATTTTAATTCTAATCAAACGACTTTATCGATTAATTACTTTTAATTGGAATATGCTACTCCAGCCATGCCACTCATGACACGAAGAACGTTGTAGTTGACAGCGTACACTCTGACCTTGGCAGTGGCAGTACCACCAACGGTACCTGCTGAAAGAACAAGTTGAAGAACGGCGTTATCAATACGGGAGAAGTTGCACGAACCGCTTGGTTGATGCTCCTCCGGTCTCAGGGCGAATGAGTAAACATTGATACCAGCATCAGGTGCGCGGGTGTGGTGTTGGAATGGTTGGACAACATCGAAGTAGTTACCTTCACGCTCAGAGAATCTGTCTTGACCGTTAAGTTGTAACTTAGCAGTGACGACAGGATTCTCACCCCAACAGTGCATGTCAAGGGCGGTCTCTGAAAGAACGAATGTTCCAGCATCAGAGACAAGGGATCCAGTAAGATCGGCAGCAGCGAAAGGCTGTTCTGTGTAAGCAGTACCTTCTCCAGCGGTAGCACCAGGAAGATCAAAAAGACCAGATGCAGTAATGAAAGCACCACTGGTGGCTTCACCTGGACCAGCAAAGGCAGCAATGGATGGAGGAAGAGCATCGATGGCATCAGTGTAGTTGAATGGTTGAGCACCAAGGGTTCTGAATAGAGTACCGGCAGCATCTAATGATGAGCAGTAATCAACGTTGGCATCAGGTTGGACAACCCAGATTAACTCCTTACAAGGGTGGTTGAAGTTAAGCTTGATCTTGTTTGATGATGAACCGACTGATTCGTCACCAGTGAATTGAAGTTGTTCAATAAGGTATTCATGAGGGTTTTGTGCCATCTTTCTACGTTCAT